AGGTGGACGCGGACGGCATGGTGGTGGCCTACCACATACGCAGCAATTACCCATTCGAGATCGGAGCACCGACGACGACGTGGGCCCGCGTGCTGGCGTATCAGGAACACACCGGGCTCCCCAACGTGCTGCATGTGATTGACACCGAGCGGCCGGATCAATACCGTGGCGTGAGCTATCTCGCGCAGGTGATCGAGCCCCTGCTCCAGCTCCGGCGCTACACCGAGTCCGAGCTCATGGCCGCGGTGGTGGAGTCGTTTTATACCGCCTTCATCAAAACGCAGGCACCGACGGACGAGAACCCGTTCAACCAGACGGATCCCGACATGCCGGGTGAGCCGAAGGGCCCCAACGAGTACAGCATGGGCCCCGGACAAGTCAACATCATGGGCCCCGGCGAGGACGTGGAGTTTGCAAACCCGACGCACCCGAACGGCAGCTTCGACAAGTTCGCGGCTGCGATCAGCGCTCAGGTGGGCGCGGCTCTGGAAGTACCGGCCGATCTGCTGCTGAAACAATTCAACAGCTCATACAGCGCAAGCCGGGCGGCCCTGCTGGAAGCGTGGAAAGCCTTCAAAATGCGCCGGGAGTGGCTGGCTGACGACTTCTGCCGCCCCTGCTATGAAATCTGGATGAGCGAGGCCGTGGCCCGCGGGCGCATCTATGCGCCGGGCTTTTTCACCAATCCAATGATCCGCGCCGCATATCTCGGCAGCGAGTGGCTGGGCCCGTCTCAGGGACAGCTCGATCCGGTGAAAGAAATCACCGCGGAGATCCTCGCGTGCAGCGAAGGCTATTCAACGCACGAGCAAAGCACGATCCGCCTCAACGGCGGCCAGTGGGACGCCAACGTCGAACAGCTCCAGCGGGAAAACGAAAAGCTCGGAGGGCAGGCACCGGATCCGCACCAGTCTGGCGGCGGTGAAGGCCCGCAGGAACCGCAGGAAGGCGACGAACCGGCCGAGGGGGACAACAACCCGCACAACCCTGAAACGGCCCGCAGACGGGGCGCTCATGCCCTACGCGACCTCGTTATAAGGGAGCAAATAAAACAAGCCATAGGAGGGCAAGCCAATGAGAATAAAACATAGCAACATACGCATGGGCCCAGCAGCGGCACCGCAGGCAACGCCCGCGGCAAAGTTCTGGAACGTGGCGAGCGTCGGCGAGGACGAGGGCGAGATCACCCTCTACGGCGACGTTATGAGCCAGCAGCCCGTTGACTGGTGGACGGGGGAACCGGAGCCCGGCCTCTACATCACGCCGGAAGGCTTCATGGAGGATCTGGCGACCGTCAAGGACAAGGGCCGCGTCACCGTAAAGCTGAACAGCTGCGGCGGCGACCTCTACACCGGGATCGCTATCCACAACGCCCTGAAAGCGCTCAGCGGAGAGGTGAACGTCGTCGTGGAAGGGATCGCGGCCAGTGCCGCCAGCGTTATTATGTGCGCCGGTGACACCGTGACCGTTTACCCCGGATCCCTCGTTATGATCCACGGTGTAAGCGTCCTGCTCTGGGACTCCCTGAACATTCAGGACATGAAGCAGCTAATCAAGGGCATGGACGCCAGCGAGCGTGCCGTCGCTGAAATCTACGACGGAAAGACCGGACTCGGCGTGGACACCCTGCGCAGCATGATGACAAAGGAAACGTGGATGACCGGACGGGAAGCTCTGGAGAAGGGCTTCGCGGACGCGATCAAGGAGGACGAGGACGATCCCGACATGAGCATGAGCCGCGACCGGAAAGTCCTCTACGTCAACGGGATAGGCCACAACGTCGAAGGGCTGCGCAACATACCGGGGACAATCCCGATCCAGAAAAGTGCGAAACCGGCCGCAAGACCGGCCGCAAATAAAAGGCCGACCAGTAAGGCGGCAAAACCAGAAGGAGGTAAAAACCACATGACACTCGAAGAACTGAAAGCTCAGGAGCCTGATCTGGTGAGCCAGATCGAGCAGGCCGCCGTAGGTGCGGCAACGGCTCAGACCACCGACGCGGTGACGGCAGAGCGCCAGCGCCTCGCTGCCATTGACTCGATCGCGGCCTCTATCCCGGATCAGAAAATGGTACACGACGCCAAGTACGGCGACAACCCCTGCACCGCTCAGGAGCTCTGCTTCCGCGTTATGCAGCAGAGCGCAGCGGCGGGCCAGCAGTTTCTCACCAACTACGCCGCAGACGGGGCGGCCTCTAATGCCGCCAGCGTGGGCGCAGCACCCAACGGAGGCGCACCTTCCACGCAGGCCGAACAGGACGCGGCAGACATTCAGGCGGTAGTCGCCGCCTACAACCAGACCAAAGGAGGCGCGAAATAATGAGTAAAAGACTGGACGAAAATCTGGGCTATGTGGGCCCTGACAACCTGATCGCCGACATGTACCCGCCCACCGATCCCTTCATGGTGAAGATCCGCAAGGAGGCGACGGCTGCGGCGACCTATAAGCGCGGCACCGTTCTGGCGCTCTCTGCCGGAACCGCCGGTGACGGCAAGTTTATGATCCTCGGCACCACGGCAGCGACCAACGAAACGCTGACGGCCAACTGCGTGCTCGCGGAGGACGCAGAAGTCGGAACCGACGCCGACGCCGTGGCGATCGCATACCGCACCGGGCACTTCAACGAGAATGTGCTCACCGTAGCAGCAGGCTACACACTGAAACCGGCAGACAAAGAAGCACTCCGCACCGCGGGGATCCTGCTCTCTGACGCCGTGGAAATCTAAGAAGGAGGACAGACAAATGGCTTTTAACTATTACGACACTCACACGCTGCTGGCTTCTGTGAAGCAGCTCGCCCCGCTTCACACCTTCCTGCTGGATCGCTACTTCCCTACCAATGCAGCGACCGACATTTTCTCCACCGACGACGTGCTGGTGGAATACAAGAAGGGGCACAAGAAGGCGTCCCCGTTCGTCGCTCCCCGCAAGGGCGGGATCACGATCCTGCGCGACGGCTACACCATGAAGCGCTTCACGCCTTCCTATATCGCGCCGAGGCGTCCCCTCACCATTGACGAGCTGAAAAAGCGCGGCTTCGGCGAGGCCCTCTACACCACCCTGACGCCGGAGCAGAGGCAGGGCGTAATCATGCTGGGCGACCTCGACGAGCTGCGCGGCATGAATAAGCGCCGCAAGGAGGCCATGGCTTCGCAGGTGATTTTCACCAATGGCTGCATTATGGACGAGTATGTGGACGACCTGCACACCTTCGAGGAACGCGAGGTGCGCTACTACGACGGCAGCAGCAACCCGGCAATTTATACCCCGTCCGCTAACTGGAGCACCACCGAGGCGTCCGGCAAGCAGATGATCTCCGACATGGCCGCCATGATCTCCATGCTGACCTCCCGCGGCCTGCCTGCCAGCGACGTGCTCGTGGCCCCTGACGTGGCCGACATTATTCTGGCGAACGAGTGGATCCTGAAGCTGCTCGACAACCGCAACTACCAGATCGGCGGCGTGGATCCTGAAACGCTCCCGACCGGCGCAACCAAGATCTGCCGCCTGAACATCAAGGGCCACATGGTTGACGTTTTGAGCTATGAGGACACCTACACCGAAGTGGACGGCTCCGTGGTGCCTTTTATCCCGAAGGGCAAGATCGCGGTGGGCGCTCCCGCTGCTGGCCGCACTGTTTACGGCGCGATCACTCAGGTGGAGCAGTCCGACGGCGAGTTCCACACCTACACCGGCGTGGACGTGCCGAAGTATCTCAGCGACGCAAAGCACAACGTCCGCGAGCTGACTCTGAGCTCTGCGCCGTTATGTATGCCGAACAATGAAAACCCGTTTATCACCGCCACGGTGGTGACGCAGAGCTAAGCCAGACGGCAGAAAGGAGCGGAAAGCATGATTAAAATTAGAGTAACCCGCGGCGGCTGCGGCATTTCCTACGAGGACGAACACGGCACCAAGCGCCACGCACTGAAAACGCCGGAGGACGGCCCTTTTATGTGTGACGAGGCTCAGGCAGAGCGCCTCGTCCGTCTGGGCGTGGCTGCCTATGTAACCGGCAGAGCACTGGAAGCGCCGCAGGATCCTGACGCTGACACGGATCCCGAAAATCAGGAACCGGAAAAGACCACGGGGCACCTCGACGCGGCCGAGCTGGAGGGCTGGGACTATAACCAACTGAAAAAGCTCGCGGCAGACATGGGCGTGACTCCGAAAGGCAAGAAAAAGGCCGACCTGATCGCCGCCATTACAGCGGCAGAGGTAACGCCCGGCAACGATACGGATCACGACGAAGGCGACGGCGGCGAGGACGACGACCTGCCGGAGCTGGGCGCTGCCGATCCGGAGTAAGGAGGAAAGACTATGATCAGAATGACAAAGGGCACCTACGGGCTGAAAGTGAACGGAGCCGTGGAGGCCATGACGAAGCACTCGGCCCCCTTCTCCCTTCCTACTGACCGTGAGGCCGAGCTCGTGAAGGCTGGCGTGGCCGTCTATGTGGAGGAAACCGCAGAGGAAAAAGCGTACAGCAACATGAAAATGGCAGAGCTCCGCAAGGCTGCTGCAGCGTATGGCGTAGACGCCAGCAAGTGCCGGAGCAAAAAGGAAGCGATCGAGCTGATCGAGGCTGCGAAGGCAAAGGCAAAAGCCGGGCACTCCGAAGCCTCGGAGGAATAAGCCGGTGAGCTTCAAAGACCAGATCCGGCAGGATCTTGACGCCGTATTCCTCAATGTGGACGAGTTCGCCGAGCTCCACCGGATCGAAGGGAAAGAGATCCCCGTCGTGGTGGACAACGATCAACTGGTGAAGCTCAAACAAGGGCAGATCCTCGGACTCGTGGAGGCCGACCTGCTACTCATGGGTAAGGAGTCCGACTTTCCGGCAGACATGGAGCCGGGCAGGCTGCTGAACATGGACGGCAGGGAGCTGATCGTTTCAAGCTCCGGCACGGACATGGGACTCATTGAGGTGGCGCTACGCCAAAACAGAACCGGTTAGGAGGTGCGGCATGTTACTGGTGGAAAGCATTGACAAGGTGGTGGCATGGCTGAACGAGAACGTATGCAGCCAGATCCAGCTCAAACTCCCGGACGACTACAAGAACGACAAAGAGTACGCCGTGGAGTATGTGCAGCCTGCCGCCTTCCCTCTCTACACTCCAGGAAAAGACCGGCTCCCGCCGAACGTGCGGGCCCCGATCCCCTCCGTCTGCGTCCAGCTAACCGAAGGAAGCGACGACCTGCTCAAACGGCAGCGGAGGCTCCAGATCCGGCTCTGCCTCGCCTGCTGGAACCCCGGAGAGCACGGCGGGGAGGTTTTACACCCCCGCAAAAATGAGGCGGCCCTCGGCGGGTATTCCTACTACCGCCTGACGGGCAAGGCCGCGCAGACATACACCCGCAATATGGAAGGCTGGAGGGACTCGTTCAACTTCGCCGACCTCGTGCTGCGCGAGATTGAAAGCGCGGAATATATCGCAGGCCACCGGCTCGTGAAGGAGCAGGGGATCAAGTTCGGGCTCTTTACCGAGGACGGGAATATCTGGGACTATTACCCCTACTGGCACAACTGGATCACCTTCACGCTGGAGGCGGGCGTGACGGCTGCAACGCCGAAAAGCTACGAAAATTTATTATAACAAGGAGGCAAGACTATGGCATATTTACATGGCGCATACGGCGAGATCCTCGACAGCAAAGTCAACTCGGCGCAGCAGGCCGACGCCGTGGCCGTTTATATCGGCACGGCTCCGGTGAACCTGATCCGGGACTATGCAGACAAGGATCTTGTCAACATGCCGCTGAAAATTCAGAACATGGGCGAAGTTCAGACCAAGCTCGGCTACTCTGCCAACTGGCAGGACTTCACCCTCTGCGAAGTGTTCGCGGAGCACTTCGACAACACCGTGGGGAACGTGGGGCCGATCTACGTCGTGAACGTACTTGATCCCGCCGCCCATAGGGACACCGAAAAGACCACCAAGACACTGGCCTTTAAGAACAACCGGGCAGAGTTTGAAAGCTCCGACATTATTCTGGACACCTTCGCGATCGCGGACATGGCCGAGGGCGTGGACTACTCCCTGAGCTACAATTATGCAAAGGCGGCCGTCGTCGTGCAGCTTCTCAAAGACAGCACCGCGGAAAGTATCAACTGCACCTATAACACCGTGGACGCCTCGGCCGTCCTGCCTGCCGATATTATCGGCCAGCAGACCGAGGACGGCGAGTACACCGGCCTGAGCGCCGCCGCCCTGATTTATACCAAGTTCAACGCCGTGCTCAACACCCTGACGGCACCCGGCTGGAGCCACCACCCCGAAGTGTACCGGGCCATGGTGAGCACCGTCCAGAAGCTCAACGGGCACTGGGACGGCTTCGTACATGCGGACATTCCTCTGGTAGACGACAAGGGCGGCAAGATCGACACAATCGCCAAGGCCCAGAAGTGGGCCGAGGATCACGGCTACAACAGCGAGCGGAGCAAAGTCTACTGGCCGCAGGTGAAGGACGGCAGCGGCCGGGCCTTCCACCTCTCCACCGTGGGCGCTGCCACTATGCTGCGCGTAGACCAGAGCCACAACGCCGTGCCGTTCGAGTCCCCGTCCAACAAGGAGATCATGGCAACCTGCCAATACTTCGGAGAAGGGGCCAAGAGCAAAGGCTTCGACCAGCAGACGGCCAACACCCTGAACGAAAAGGGCATCACAACGGCCTGCTTCTGGGGCGGCCAGTGGGTGCTCTGGGGGCCTCACACGGCTGCCTACGAGTACAACGGATCCATGGACGCCCGCGCGATCTTCGACGTGAACATTCGTATGCTCATGCACATTACGAACAGCTTCCAGCTGGATCACGGAACCGAGATCGACAGCCCCATGACTCCGCAGGACAAGGACACGATCCTGAACTTCGAGAAGGAAAAGCTCGACACCCTCTGCGGGATCGGTGCCCTGATCGGCACCCCGTCCGTGGAGTTTCTGGAGAGTGCCAACCCCACCAACAACATGATGAACGGCGACTTCGTTTGGGACTTCGCCGTCACCAACACGCCGCCGTTCAAATCTGGCACCGCCCGCGTATGCTACACCGACGAGGGCTTCGCCGCATTTTTCGGGAATGAGTAAGGAGGTGCAAAGGAATGGGACAATGGTTAGACATTAAAGGGCCGGTAGTAGCCGACACTGTTTACTCTGGCGGCGTTCTGGTAGCCAAGGACGTGACCTTCACGTTGCCGGGCATTGAGTTTTTAACTGCCGACGTTCAGGCCATGGGAAACCTGACCGTGCCGCTGATCGGGCTTCTGGAGAATATGGAGCTTGCGATCACGAAGATCGGCGTGGACATGGGCCTCAGCCGCCTGAGCAAGCTCGAAAAGCAGAACCTTGAGTTCCGCTGGGTGCAGAACGTCGTCAAGTCCGACGGCTCCCAGACAAACGAAGGCTGCAAGGCGTTTGTGCGCACCCTTCCGGGGGCGCTGCCGGAGCTGGGCGTCGAAGTGGGATCCGCCACCGAGGCAGAGAACACCTACAACGTGACGCGCCAGCAGATTTACGCAAACGGCACCGAGTACATGTGCGTGGATAGGCTCAGCCAGATCCTCCGCATTAACGGCAAGGACTACATGGCCGAGATCAACAGCCTGCTGTAAACAAAACCAAACACAAACGGGCCCGCCGGACTTTCCTCTGGCGGGCCTGATTTTTTGAAAGGAGCCAACCATGAAAGAAAAAAAGAACTATTTCAAGGGCACGCTGGCCCTCAAAAACCCGGTAATGATTGACGGGAAGGAAGTCAAGGAAGTGACCTACGACTCGAACGAGATCGACGGGATCCTTTTCGCCACAGCAGAGGCCAAGAAAAAGGCAGCCGCAGGCATGAAAAACACCACGATCACCCCGGCGGCCGAGTTTGACGTGGGCCTGCACTTATACCTCGGCTTCGCTGCGATCATAGCCGTGAACCCGTCCTATGACTTCTCCGACGTGGAGAGGATCAAGGGGCGCGACGTTGTGGAGGTAATGGCAATCGGCAGAAATTTTATTCTCACGTCGGAGCAGGGACAACAGGAAAACGACTCCGGCGAGCCTACCGAGACTACGCCAGAGTCTACCACACCAGCACGGCCGACCTCGAAAGAAAAAGAGTAACCGACTTTATTCTGGAATACGCGGAGGCCGCAGAGGATCTCGCGGAGGAACGAAAGCGCCAAGAAAAAAAGCGGCCGCCGATAGGCCGAAAGCCCAAGCATGTGAAACGGAGGTGAGGACGTGGCGGGCAGGACTTTACAATCTACAATCGAAATCGCCGGTACCCTCAGTCCTTCTTTACAGCAGGCGATCCGGCAGGCCATTGACCGGCTGGAGGAAATGAGCGAGGAAACGCTGGAAAGCGCCGGAGCTGCCGCAAGGCTGGCCGACGAAATCGGCGCTCAGGAGTCCGTGCTCAGGAGCTTGCAACGCGGATATGCTGACTATATCGTGAGCGGCAGGGAAAGCTCCGACGAGGCCCGGCAGCTCGCCAGCCGGATCCAAGACCTGAGCGACGAGCTGGACGAAAACCGCGACACCCTCGAAGCTGCCGAACGCGCCGCCAGAGACTTGATCGACGCGCAGGACGACACCGCCGACGCATACGAGGCGCTGCAGCGCACCATAAGCAAGCAGCAGGGCGATCTCGAAGCGCTGCAAAGGGAATACGCCAACCTCGTGCTCGAACAAGGCGAAAGCTCCGACGAGGCCCAAGAGCTCGCGGGCCGGATCAGCCGCTTGTCTGGCGAGCTGGGCGAAAACCGGCAGCAGCTTGAAAACGCAGAGCGGGCAGCCGACCGGCTCGGCGACACCATGGAGGACGCCGGGCAGCAGGCCGAGGACTCCAGCGAGGGCTACACCGTACTGAAAAATGTTATTGCCAACCTTGCAACGGAGGCAATCAGCAAGGCGGTGGACGCCTTCAAAGAGCTGGCAACCGAAGGGGACAGCGCTCTGGCTATGCTGGAGGCAAGAACCGGGGCCACGTCCTCCGAAATGGAAGGCTTCGAGGACGTAATGTACGAGGTTTACAACGCCAACTACGGCGAGAGCCTCGGCGACGTTTCCGAGAAACTCAGCACCGTGATCCAAATGACGGACGACCTCGACAACGCTTCACTGGCGAACGTAACCAAGAACGCGATCGCGCTGGAGGACGTGTTCGGCTTCGACATTATGGAAAGTATGCGGGGCGTGAACAGCCTCATGGATCAATTCGGCATAACCTCCGATCAAGCCTTCAACCTCATAGTGCAGGGGGCACAGAAAGGGCTCAACCAAAACGACGACCTTCTGGACACGATCAACGAGTACAGCGTCCAGTTCAAAAACGCAGGGTACAGCGCCGACGACATGTTCAACATGCTGGCGAACGGCGTAGAGTCCGGCACATGGAGCGTCGATAAGCTCGGCGACGCGGTGAAGGAGTTCAACATAAGAATGAGCGACGGATCCGCAAAGGACGCCGTGGAGGCCCTCGGCTTTTCATGGGAAAAGGTATCAGAGGACTGGAGCAAAGGCGGCGACAGCGCAAAAGAAGTATTCAACATGCTGGTGAATGAGCTCGACGGGCTCGAAACCACGACAGAAGGCTACAACATAGGCGTGGGCCTGCTGGGTACAATGTACGAGGATCTGGGCCAAGAGGCGGTGCTCGCCCTCTCCAACACGGAGGGGGCCATAAACAGCGCCTCGGACGCTATGGCGCAAATGGACAGCGCCGCCTACGATACGCTGGAGAGCTCGCTCTCCCAGCTGGGCCGGACTGTCAAGGCCGAAGTGGTGCAGCCAATCGCTGAAAAGCTGACGCCCGCCATTAAGGACTCCGTGAACTTCGTCAATGAGCGCGTGGGCCCGGCAGTCGAGTGGCTGCTCTCCCACCTGCCAGAAGTCGGCATAATTTTGGGAACGATCGGCTCCGTGATCGCTGCTATGAAATGGGGCTCAATCGTGGGCCAGATCGGCAAAATCTCCGGGGCCTTCTCAGGCTTCAAGACTGCGATCGCTGCTATCCCCGGCCCCGTGCTGGCAATAATCGCCATAGTGGCCGCGCTGGCTGCTGGCTTCAAGTACCTATGGGAAACAAACGAGGACTTCCGCAACAATGTGACGGCCGTATGGGAGGAACTGCAAGGCAGCTTTTCGGAGCTGGGCGGCAAAATCAGCGACATGCTGAACCAGCTCATGCCGCTAATCTCGGAAATAGCAAGCACCGTCCTGACCGCCTTCGGGCAGATAGCCGAGGCCGTGCTTCCGATCCTGATCCAGCTCATTTCTGAGCTGCTGCCGGTTATTATCGGCCTGATCGACCAGCTGCTCCCCGTGCTGACGCAGATTATTGAGAGCGTGCTCACCGTTCTGGTGGACGTTATCAACCAACTGCTGCCGCTCGTTATGCAGATAATTGAGGCCGTGCTGCCGGTGCTGCTCCAGCTCGTGCAGGCCATTCTCCCGATCATCACTCAGATCGTGGAGGCCGTGCTGCCCGTCCTGATCCAGCTAATCAACACGATACTGCCGATCATAACGCAGATAATCAGCGCCGTGCTGCCGGTGCTCGTGGAAATCCTCAACGCGCTGACGCCGATCCTTAACATGGTGATCTCGCTATTGCAGCCTATTTTGAACCTTATTATTTCACTGGTGGAGCCGATCCTGAACCTCATCATGGCAGCGATCCAGCCGCTTATTGAGATATTCGCAACGCTGATCTCGACCATTTTACAGCCAATTATGCCGATCCTCTCGGCGGTGGCGAACATCATCACCTCCGTGCTCGGTGCAGCCATTCAGGCGATCCAGCCTATCATTCAGAGCCTAACCTCTATTTTTCAGGGCTTGATCGACTTCATTACCGGCGTATTTTCCGGGAACTGGAGCCAAGCGTGGAACGGGATCGTGCAAGTGTTCGGCGGCCTCTGGGACGGCCTCGTGGCTATCGTGAAGGCACCGATCAACGCCGTGATCGGCCTGATTAACAAGGCGATCGGAGCGCTGAACAGTATCAGCGTAACAATACCAGACTGGGTGCCAATCGTGGGAGGAAACACCTTCGGGATCGATATTCCCACCATACCAATGCTTGCAACCGGCGGCTTTACCGACGGCGTATCAATCGCAGGCGAGGCGGGCATGGAGGCGGTGATCTCGTTCGATAAGAGATACCACAACGAAAACGTGGCTATCTGGGAAAAAGCCGGACAAATGCTCGGAACCCTCGGCACGTCTGCCGGGGAAGGCGCAGGGCTAACGAGCACGGCCGGGAAGCTGCTCACGCTGGACGACTTCTCTCTGGGGAGTCTCGCAAACGACGCCAGCACGGTGATCTATTATGACTTCTCCGGCTTCACATGGAGCCCACAGATCCAGACGGGAAACACCGGCGACGACACCGACGACTTTATGGCCCAGCTCAGAGCACACGAGGCCGAGTTCTTCGACTGGCTGGAGGAATTTATTCAAATGCGGGAGGTGGCGCAGTATGCGTAGGGTAACAGCCTACAAGGAATATACCACGCGCGAAGGCGACACCTTCGACGCGCTGGCCCTCGACATGTACGGCGACGAAAAGCTCGCCCATTATATCATTGACTTTAACCCCGACCATGCGGACGTGGTAATCTTCGGCGCAAACGTGGCCCTCCGGCTGCCGATCGTCGAGGACGCAGAGACGCCGGAAACTCTGCCGCCGTGGCGTCGGGGATCTGACGACGAGGGCGACACTTGATTTTTTTTTACAACGGGACGGACATATACAGCGACGTGTCGGTGAACTACTGCGTGCATGAAATGTTCGCGGAAAAGCAAGCCGACACACTCGTGATCCGTTTCAACGACACCAAGGGCGTGTGGAGCAAATGGCAACCGGCAGCCGGTGACACGGTGCGCTTCAAGGAAGGCGCGAGCGACACCGGAAAAATGTTCATACACTCCATGAAACCCGAAAACGGGCTTTTCACGATCCGGGCCATGTCAATGCCAAAGACCGGCAAGATCCGAAAGTCCAAAAGCTGGGAGGGCGTGCGCTTTTTACAACTGGCAAATGAATTTGCCGCAGGCCACGGCCTCGACTTCAAAAACTACGGCTGCGAGGATCAGCTATACCCGTACATACAGCAGGAAAACGAGAGCGACTTCGCCCTCTTTTCCCGCCTCTGCACGCTGGAGGGCTGCCAAATGCTCATATTTGACGGGGCCCTGCTGGCCTACAATGAGCAATACATTGAGGGGCAGGCACCGGCGGGGAGTCTGGAGATTGACGAAAACGGCGTTTTCCAGTACGCGGACGACCGCGAAGCCATGTACGGATCCTGCGAGATCGCAAGCGGCAGCTTCTCCGGCAAGTTCGTGGCCGACGCTTCAAACAGCGCCGTGCTGCGGCCGGAAATCGCAATCAAAGCCACCAGCAACGCCGAGGCGGCCCGCTTCGCCAAGGGGCTGCTCAGGAACGCCAACAAATACGGCAGGACGGGGCAATTCTCCAAGGCTCTAATGACGGGCTACGCTGCGGCCAGTCTGGTGACAATCAGCACCGCGAAGGCGGGCATGTGGGACGGCACCGTATTTGTGCATAAAGTCCGGCACGACTTCGTGGGGAACAAGTCAACCGTTTATTTCAGGGATCTACTGGAGGGCTATTAAATGGGACAAATAAACAAAGGGACGATCGCTGGCATTGAAGGAAACACCGCCCGCGTGGTGCCTTCTGACGCAGGCGCAAAGCCGACCGCCAAGATCGTGATCCCGTGGCACCTCCGTGGTGACACCGGAAAGCTCCAGAAGGGCACGGCCGTGGTGTACGTCGTTTTTGACGACTCCACCGGCCTGCTGCTCGGACGCGCCGACGGTGAGTGGGGCGAGTATCTGCCGAAGCTGACGGCCGGAACCATAACCGCAGCCGTACCAGACGGCGACGTGACGGCCGCAGGCATAAGCCTGAGAAAGCACACCCACACCGGCGTGCATGGAGAAACCAGCGGGCCGAACTAAAAGGAGGGATCACATGGCGACAATGGCAAAATGGGGCCCGAAAACATGGGCCGTAACACCGCAGAAAGTCGTCGCTCTGGAGGGGCTGGCCTTTTCTTATTCGCAGGTAGCAGACAACAACACCAGCACAGAGGAAAAGAAAACCACCAACGAGCGCGGCACTGACCTTTTCCCCCTCAGCTTCACCACCGTGCTGCACAGCGGCGCAGGCGTGGACGTGAGGGCCGAGATTGAGAGCTGGAAAAAGCTCGTTACAAAAGTAAATTATTTCTATCTGGGCGGCAAAAAGCTGGGCCCGAAGCTCCAGCTCCGCAAGGTAAGCGTGAGCAACGTCAAGATCGACGACTTCGGCCGCATGAGGCTGGCGACGCTCTCCTTCGAGCTCAAAGAGTACGATCCGGACACCACCAACGTGAAGGTGAGCACCTCGGCTCTGAAAGTGGGGGCCAGCACCTCGGCCAAGTCCGCGAAAAAGACCGAGAACAAAGCCGTGGCAAAGGCAGAGGCGAAAACAATCACCGTCGGCTGCTATGTAAGGCCCACCGGCCAGAAATATGCAACCGGCCAGACAATCCCCGGCTGGGTAAAAGAGCGCAGCCATAAGGTGAGCCAGATCAAGGAAAGCCAGAACAAGGTACTGCTCGGCCACCCTGACGGGATCAACAGCTGGGTATTTTTGAGCGAAGTCACGCTCGTGTAAAGGAGGGAGGCCATGCGAGCAAAAGGAAACGGCCGCCCGGAGGTATGCGCCACCAATCTGCTGAAAATCACGCGGGGCGAGGTATCATACGACCGGATCAGGGGACGGGACGGTGCCCTGATCGACCAACCGGACGCCGCAGACGAAGCGGCCGCAGACGTGGAGTGGCTGCTGCAAACCTATGAGCCACGGGTGGACGGCGAGGCCGTCGCTGCTGACGCCGAAGCGCGGAGCGGCGACTTTGACACCATTGTGGATATAACCAGAAGAAAGGAGGAAACGGACAAGTGAGCGATCTCAAATTTATTGAAACAGACGCCGGGAAAGTGTACGACACCATACTGGGCGATCTGGAAAACGGAGTCCGGGAGCCTCTATACCCCGGCGACGAGCGCCGGATCTTCGGCGAGGCTCTGGCGCAGGTGATCGTCTCTGTCTATAACAGCGTAAACGACGCCTGCCGCCAGAAAATGCTCCGGTATGCCCGCGGCTCCGTTCTGGACGCGCTGGGCGAAAACCGGGACACGCCGCGCCTCAATCCGACCTACGCCACCACGACGCTGCGCTTCGGGATCACCGAGCCCATGGCGTCGAATATCATCATACCGGCCGGGCTCCGAGTGACTGGCGACTTCGTTCACTACTTCCTGACAGACGCCACCGTCGTGCTATACGCCGGGGCCCTCACCGTGGACGTGGAGGCCACCGCCGAAAAAGGAGGCGCAGAATATAACGACATGGCGATCGGGGAGCTCTCCCAGATTGTTGACGTGTCGGACGTGCCGCTGATCGACTATGTGACAAACACCGAAGCCACCGGAGGGGGCGGCGACCGTGAGGGGGACGAAGAATACCGGGAAAGGATCCGGCAGGCAGAAAACAAGCTCAGCACCGCTGGCCCGGCCAAAGCCTACAAATACTGGGCGTTGAGTGCAAACCCTCTTGTCACCGACGCCGTGGTGGAGTCCGAAAAGGAAACGATCACCCGGACGCTACAAACCTACGCGGGGCACGCCTTCCAAGGCGGTGCCAATCTGCTGCCGGACACGCTGGTGGTGTATCTGCCGGGCGGCGGCGAAGCCGTGGCCGGTGCTGACTATACGGCAAGCTACGACGACGAGCTGCTGACGCTGGCCCTCTCCGGCGCTCTGGCGGCCGCTGAGACCGTCAATATCAGGATCGCCCGTAACATGTACGGGCGCGTCAAAATCGTGCCTATATGCGCCGGTGGCGAGCTGCCGGACGAGGATATTCTGGAGGACGTGCTGAAAAGCTGCGCAGCCGACGACGTGAGGCCGCTCACGGACAAGGTGCAGGTGGAGGCCCCGGCCACCGAGCTTTACGACATAGAGCTCACCTACTACACGACCAAGGCCAACGAGTCCGAAGTCGTCAAGAATGTGGAGGGCCCGGACGGAGCGATCAACCGGTACATTTACTGGCAGGGCTCCACACTGGATCAGGATATAAACCCCGACGAGCTCAGGAAGCTGATCCTCTGCCCTCACTGGGTAGAGAACCCAATCGGAGCTACCCGCGTTATCATCACCAAGCCGGAATACAAGGAGCTGCCGAGCACCACCGTGGCGAAGTTTTCCGGCAAAATCAACGTGCAGCACGTCGTAAAGGACTAAGAAAGGAGGCGAGAACATGGGCGGCATGAAAGTGTCCGATCTGGACTTTTTGCGCCTGCTGCCTGCCTTCATGCGGGACGACGAGGCAGCGATCGCACTCAGCAAAGCCATGAATAAGCTCATAAGCGAACCCGGAGGCCGGATCCCTTCGATCCGGACATGGGACGAAATCGACCGCATGAGCGAGGCCGAGCTCGACGAGCTGGCGTGGGAGCTTGACGTTGACTGGTACGACTCCACCGGCATGAGTCTGGAGGAAAAACGGGAAACGCTGAAACTCGCCCAGCAGATAAAACGCAAGCGCGGGACGAAGTGGGCCGTCGAGCGCCTGATCTCCGCATACTTCGGCGAGGGCTACGTTATGGAGTGGTACGAAATGTACGGCACCCCGTACACCTTTGTGGCCCTGACAACCAACACCCACACGGACGCCCACAACTTTGAGAAGTTCGTGGAAGCCGTCAAAGCAGCAAAGAACGCACGCTCGCACCTCGCGGGCGTTTTCTATTTCTGGCAGCAGGGCCCGGATCCCGGCATTGAGTACGCTCTGGACACCAAGCTGCACCGGTATGAATTTGTAAAATGCGGCACCCGTCCAAGGATCGCAACCGTGGGCTTTATCGTAAAGCCGAGCATTGAGCTGGATCCGGAGGCGAGGCTGCTCTTTTACGGCTTCACACATGCCGGAACAATCAAGTGCGGCACCTATCCGCGGCCCGGCACTCTGGGAGCTGCCGACAAGCACAGGATCGCCGCCGAAGGCACGGCCGGAGCTATCCGGTACAACTTCAACCGGCAGGCGGGCACCTACCCGCGGCCCGTGACACTGGGAGTCGTCGAAGGGCGTCACATCAAGGCAGCGCCAGAAATAACCCCGCTGCCCTATGGCTTCACCAGCGCCGGGACAATCACCTGCGGCACCTACCCGCGCCCCGGCACTCTGGGGCGTGTGCTCCAGAACCCGATCGGCTCCAATCTGGAGGCGAAATTCACCGGCTACGGGTACGAAAAGGCTGGATCCCATACCTGCGGCACATATCCCCGGAGGCTGGCGCTGGGCGTCGTTCTGGCGGGTAATGCGGCCACGGCTGCGCGGCTGCTCTGCGGGGCGTACAGCTTCGTGAAGTGCGGGACAAAGGGGGCCGGGACAAAGGGCGCAGCTATAACCAACAAGGCAGCTACAGCGGCAAGCCTCGCCTGCGCGGCGTACAGCTTCGTAAAATGCGGGACGAGACGCTGCGGTGAATAAATAAACGAAAGGAGGGCACGCGCATGGCTTATTTTTCCGACACATTCATGGGCCACCGGAGGAACCAGTGGCTCCGCTCGATCCATGCCGTAGAGGTGCAGGTGGGCGCAGCGTGGCACCGCGGCACCATTAACCAGAAGCGGATCGAGGGCGACACTCTGGTGATTTTAGCGACGTTTCCGACGCTGGACTCCGTGGAGTGTACGATCTCGGCGTCCCGTCTCATTGACGTGCGCGGCGAGGTGGCCGCCTACCAGCAGCGCCTCGTCGAAAAGGTGGCCGGGCAGGGAGTAATGGTGAAGCTCACGATCCCTATCTACGAAGTAACAGCCTAAAAGGAAGGAGGAAAACGCATGTACAGAAATACCCAATGGCTCGACGAAGTGAAAGACATTGACACCGGCGAGCTCATTCAGGAAGGAACCGACCAGAGCGCCGGGCACTTCAACAACATGGAGCACGGCATAAGCGACGCACATCTGGCGGCGGCCCTGCTGGTGATCCAGAGCTCACTCACGGCCGATCAGGTGGCGACGGAGGAAAAGACGGTCACGCTCACCAACACCCAGCGTTACCCGTTCAACAGCTCCACCCAGACGATCGCCCTCAGCACCGTGAGAAACTTCGCGGACTACACCGTGGAGGCAGAGATCGCCGACCACGAGGGCAACGTCGGCGAGGTGAGGATCTTCGATCGTATGCTGAATGGCTTCAAGGTAGCCTACGACGGCAGCGCCAAAAGCGCCACCATTAAACTGAGAATTAAAGGAGGAATGTAACCATGGCAAAAACCAACAAAGTGACCGTGATCGAAAAGAACGCGGGCCAGAAAATCGACTTCGAGCAGAGCGGCACCCGCCTGATCTTCGGCGACGACGAGCTCATGCTGAACGCTGCCAAGTACCAGAAGGACTGGGACGTGGAGGTGGACGTCTGCCGCGATAAGTCCGACAACCTGACGATCGGCACCGGCTCCGGGCTGCGCTATGTGGCGCAGGTAAAGATCCCCGCCGCAACCTATACCGAGACGGAGATCGAGGCAGAGGAACCCGCAGAGGCTCCGGCGGCTGAGGACGCCGCCGAGAACGGCGACGGCATGAACCAGAAAACCACCGTACAGAGAGACAAGAACCCGCTCGACATGGGCGACGTGACCGTTATTCTCTGGAGCATTGAATAAGACAAGGAGGACATGACAATGGCAAATTTTGATCTTTCCATGCTGGCACTCAAAAGCGTGTGCCCGAACAACACGATCGAGGTAGACGACACCGATCTCCCCTCCGTGCTGGTGTATATCCCTGCATTTAAGAACAGCGACGTGCTGACCGGCGGCAACGACTCCACCCACCCCGCCTTTATCGTGAACGGCGTCCAGATCCCCGGCTTCTACTACTCCAAATACCAGAACGTCGTCCACGCTGTCACCAACACCGAGGGCTACAACGTGACGGCGGCGTACAGCCTGCCCGGCGAGGATCCGGCGCATGATATTAACTTTGACACCGCCCGCGCTCGCTGCGAAGCCAAAGGCCACGGCTGGCACCTCTCCACTAATGCAGAGTGGGCCGCAATCGCCCTCTGGTGCAAAAAGAACGGCTTCATGCCCTACGGCAACAACAACTACGGCAAGGACACCAGAGAAAGCAACTACAAGGCGATCCCGCTCCATAAATACACCGAAAACAGCGTCACCCGCACCGGCCGCGTAGCAACTGGCACCGGCCCGCTCACATGGAGCCACGACAAGACATTGGGCGGGATCTGGGATCTGAACGGTAACGTGTGGGAATGGCAGGCGGGGATCCGCTTCGTATGGGGCGAGCTCCAGATCCTTGCCAACAACGACGCCGCGGATCCTGACAACCCGCAGAACGAGACGAGCGTATGCTGGAAGGCAATCAACGCCGCCGACGGCTCTCTGGTGGAGCCTGAGTGTACCGTTTCCGGCTCTGCGAAGCTCTCCGGCAATACCGTGAAGCTGGACTATGTGAGCGGCAAGTGGACATACAGCACCACCATTTCCAGTCTCGCAGACCAGAGCCGGAGCTGCCTCTTTGCAAACGTCACCTGCACCGCTGCGATCGGCGCGGCCACCAAGGTGCTGCTGCGTTCTCTGGCTCTGCTGCCTGACGAGGGAACCACCGAGGCCAGCTACGAGGGCGACTACTACTGGCTGAATAACGGCGTAGCCGAGCGCTGCGTGTTCCGCGGGGGCGGCTGGGACAGCGGTGCGGCCGCTGGTGTGTTCTACTTCGGCGGCTACTACTCCCGCGCGGGTGTGAACTGGGCCGTGGGCTTCCGCTCCGCTTATATCCCGAATATCGGGTAATCTGGCAATCTGAAAATCTGGCAAGGGCGGCCCCCACCCAAGGGCCGCCCTCCGCTTTTAAGGAGTAAGTATGGACAATTTAGAGCTGCGCCAGCGTATCGCCCGGAGCATGATCCGGGTGGCCGAGCGCACCCAAAATATGAGACGGCCGGAGAAATTCGAGTACCGCAAGCACATGACGAACGCCTACGCGGAAATGCTGGAGCTCTGCATTGAGGCCAACCGTTCACGGGGCAACCGACGGCTGGAGCTCCAGAACAAAATGGACACGAAGCTGGACGTGCTGCGCACTCTGGTGGACACGGCAGTCTCGCCGGAGGATCGGCTGATCTCTCCGGGGCTTCACGAAGTCTGGAGCAAAGAACTGAATGAAATCGGGCGTATGCTCGGCGGCTGGAAAAAGTCGAACGAGTGAGCCCGTGGGGAATGTGTCGAGAAAAAAGGAGGCGCTGCGTGATCCGCGGGGGCAACTGGAACAACGGTGCGAACGCTGGTGTGTTCTACTTCAACGGCAACAACTCCCGCGCGAATGTGAACTGGAACGTGGGCTTCCGCTCCGCTCTCGCCTTATTCGTTATTGTCTGCGGGCTACGGCTCAGCAGAAACAGCAAGGCAAAAGGGACGCATTTCCCGGCCGACAAGGCCAAAGATCAACGCTCGCGCGGCCTGCTGGCGAAAGTCGCCAGAGGCGGCGGGCAAACCGCGGAGGCTGGCCGTTCCCTCGTAAGCGGGTGAAGGCGGCCGGGATCCTATGGTGTGGCGGCCATAGTGGAACGGACGCGCCAAGGAGTGTCACACGCGGGCCATTATTTTGACATTAAAGGAGTGAGGACATGGAAACAGCAAACCGGCCCTCCCTTCTGGAGCGAATATACTCGTGGGAGAACCTGCTGAACGCATACCACGAGGCAGCAAGCGAAAAGTGGTACCGCAGCGACGTGGTGGCCTTCTCGGCCAATCTGGAGGAAAGCCTGATCGGCATACAGAACGACCTCATGTGGCGCACCTACACCGTGGGACGGTACCGGCAGTTCTACGTCTCGGAGCCGAAGCGCCGCCTCATTATGGCGCTGGGCTTCCGCGATCGCGTCGTACAGTGGGCCATATATCTGCAAGTAAACCAAGAGCTCGACAACGGCATGATCTACCACTCATACGGCTGCCGCGTCGGCAAAGGAACCACCAGAGCAGCCGACCGGCTGCAATACTGGGCCGAGCAGGTGGACAGGAAACCGGGCCCGCGCTGGCACTACTTAAAACTGGATATTTCAAAATATTTTTACCGAGTGGATCACAATGTTCTGCTCGGTATTTTAGCGCGAAAATATCCGGGCGAGGACGGTTTTCTCTGGCTCATGCGCGTGATCGTATGCTGCGATCATACGCCGTTCGGCCTGCCTCCGGGCAAAAGCGCCGACGAGGTGCCGCCGTCCGAGCGGCTATTCGAGGTAGGTATGCCGATCGGCAACCTCACCAGCCAGCTGCTTGCGAACGTCTGCCTCAATGAGCTGGATCAGTACATCAAGCACGAGCTCCGGGCCCACTACTACGTCCGGTACATGGACGACATGGTGCTGCTGCACCAAGACGCCAAAACGCTGAACGAGTGGCGGCAGCTTATAGAGGACTACCTCAACAACGTGCTGCACCTCGACTTAAACAGCAAGACCGCGATCGGCCTCGTCTGCCGCGGTATCACGTTTGTGGGCTGCCGGATCTATCCGGGCAGGCGAAAGCCAACGCCGCAGGCCGTCAAGAAAATGAAGGCCCGTATGCGGTACATAGCCAAGGAATACGAGGCGGGGCTGATAGACTTCGACGCGGTGGACGCAACCATGCAAAGCTACTTCGGTATGCTGGGACATTGTACCACCCACGGGCTCCAGAAGTGGATCGAGAAAAACATCATTTTCAAACGGAGAGACAGCGATCTGTCTCAGGAGGTGAACACATGGACGTAACAGCAATCATTATCGCCGCCAGCATACCCTCGGCGCTGACGGGCTTCTGTTTCTGGCTGATCGAGCAGAGACTCCAGAAGCGGGCGAAAAAACAAGAGGACGAGGAAAAGCAGCGCCGGGAGAATGAAGAAAAGCGCGAAAAGCTGCGCGAGCAGCAAGAGCTTTTTCTGGTGCAGGGTATCGGAGCCGCGATCGCTCTCGGCGAGGCAACCGCCAAGGCCGTGCAGCGGATCCCCGACGCTCACTGTAATGGCGACATGCACGCCGCGCTGGAATATGCGGCAAAGGTAAAGCACGAACAAAAGGACTTTTTGACCGAGCAGGGGATCGGCGCACTGTTTGACTAAGGGAGGTGGAAACCATGCGCGGAGAATACGAAACAACGGGATCCACAGCCGAGGATCCGCAGATACAGATCGAGCAGCTCAAAGAGGAAAACCGGCGGCTCAGGAAACAGATCCGGCAGCTAAGAGCTGCTGCAGCAGAGAAGAAAAAAGTGGAGTTTTCAAAGCTCATTTTTCTGGGCGTGAGTATCGTCACCATAGCGATCACCGTCTTTTCCTGCCGCGTGATCTGGCTCACCATGGACACCTCGGCGCTGGCCTACCTGATACCGGCCGTGTTCGCTGAAATGGCGAGCGCGACCGGCTTCTATTACACGAAAGCCAAGGCCGAGAACAAAATCAAGCTCATGGCGCTGTCTGGCGTACAGCCGGAGGCGCACAACTTCGACACATAGGAGGTAACAGCACTATGGAAAAAATCAAAGGGATCGACGTTTCCAAGTGGCAGGGAGCGATCGACTGGGCCAAGGTAGCCGGGGACGGCGTAAAGTTTGCCATGATCCGGCTCGGCTATGGAGGGAAGAACGGCGCAGCCTGCGGCGTCGATAACTTCTACCAGAAAAACGTCGAGGGCGCTCTTGCGAACGGGATCGCCGTCGGCTGCTATTTTTACAGTTACGCCCTGAATGTAGAGGGCGCAAAGAAGGAGGCGGCGTTTGCGATCCAGCAGCTCGCCCGGTATAAGGGCCGGATCCTCTACCCGATCGCCTTCGATATTGAGGACAAGACGCAGGCAGGGCTCGGAAAGAAAACCCTCACGGACATGGTGACGGCGTTCTGCTCCGCGCTGGAGGCTGCGGGCTATTATGCGAGCTTTTACTGTAATGCAGACTGGGCCCGCAATCGTCTGGACATGCAGGCGCTCGCCCGCTTCGACTTCTGGCTGGCCCAGTGGACGGCCTCGCCCACTTATACGGGCCACGCCTTCAACATGTGGCAGAGCTCCAGCAAGGGCCGCGTGGCCGGTATCTCCGGCGACGTAGACATGGACACCGCTTTTGTGGACTATGAGGCGGAGATCAAGAAAAACAAGCTCAACGGCTACACCGGGAGCACGGCAGCACCCGGAAAGCAGGAAGGAGGCAATATGAGCGACAGACAGAAATTTGTAAACACGGCGGCGTCTTTTATCGGCTGCAAGGAAGCAGACGGGAGCCACCGCCAGATCATTGACATTTACAACGGACACAAGCCCCTCGCCAGAGGCTACGCCGTGAAATATACGGACGCATGGTGCGCCACCTTCGTGTCTGCCATGGCGATCAAGTGCGGCCTGACCGACATTATCCCGACCGAGTGCGGGTGCGGGCAAATGATCCAGCTTTTCCAGAAGCTCGGCGCATGGCAGGAAAACGACGCCCACACCCCGCAGCCCGGTGATGTTATCTTCTACGACTGGGACGACTCCGGCGCGGGTGACAATACCGGCTGGCCGGATCACGTCGGCATTGTGGAAAGCGTGAGCGGCTCCACCATGAAGGTGATCGAGGGCAACATGAGCGACGCCGTGGGCCGCCGCACCATGCAGGTGAATGGCCGGTATATTCGCGGCTATGGCCTGCCGAAATTCAAGGGCGGTGCGGCCAGCTCTGGAAACACCGGCAGCAAACCCGCAGGGAGCACCGGCAAAAAGACCGTGGCGCAGCTGGCAGACGAGGTACTGGCTGGCAAGTGGGGAAACGGGCCCGACCGCAAGAGCCGCCTCACCGCGGCCGGGTATGACTACGACGCCGTGCAGAGCGCCGTCAATGCGAAGCTCTCCGGCCAGAAGGCCAAAAAGTCCAACACCGAGATCGCCAAGGAAGTGATCGCGGGTAAATGGGGCAACGGAGCCGACCGCAGAAAGCGGCTGGAAGCAGCGGGCTACAACTACGCAGCCGTGCAGCAAATTGTCAATAAACTAATCTAAGGAGGGATCGCCATGAATGAAACAATGCAGCAGATCGTGAACGCTTGCGTGCCTGTCCTCTGCCTGCTCATTACAACGGGCGGGGCCTATCTGGTGGCGCTGCTGAAAAAGCGTACCGCCCAGATCGAGAAGGAGCTCGACAACGAAACCGCGGCCAAGTACATGAACATGGCGGCCGACGCGGTGGCGCAGGCCGTCACCTATACGGCCCAGACCTTCACCGACGCGCTGAAAGCTGAGGGCAAATTCACCAAGGAGAAACAGATCGAAGCCTTCAACAAGGCCAAGGACAAGACACTGGAGATCCTCGGCGACGCTGCCGTCAATGCGCTGGGCGAGATTTACGGCGACTTTGACGCATGGGTGGAAACCAAGATCGAGCAGGTATGCCGCGAAATCAAGACGCCGGAGGCTGACAAAACCGCAGCGACAACCGCAGCGGCGACAGCTGCAAGCGTAGCAACTACGATCGCAGCCACGGCCGTGCAGCAGATCGCGGCCGAAGCCGTACCAGCAGCAGCGCCGGAGGCGACAGCAGAATAAAAGGCCCTGAGAGCTTCACACAAGCTCCCAGAGCAACGAAAAAGGCTCGGCG